TATGCGAAAACTATCAATAATGAACCTGATAAATTCTATACTAAAGAGGTTCTCAATAAAATTGACGAAGGTGCCAAAAAAGAGTTCCTCTATGGCGCAGAATAAAACAGAATACGCTTTTGTACAGAGAGAGGTTGATGACTTCTCATGTATAAAGATCACAAAAGGACCATACGAAGGTGTTATATATACCTATGGTCAAGTTAAGTTTGCAGAAAAAGAAGTTGCAGGACGATTACCTTTAAAATTTACTTATAATGTACAAAGAAATATAAATGATGTAGATACCGAAAGTGAAGAATTTAGACAAGCCATAGGCGATATATTAATAGAAGTAATGGAAAAACAATTAAAGGAAGGCAAACTTAACATAAATGAACAGACTCGAAACAACAATACTAACTAATTTAATTCACAACGAAAACTTTAGTAGAAAAGTTTTACCTTTCCTAAAAACAGATTACTTTTCAGCAAACGAAGAAGTAACCATATTCAAACTTATAGAGAGTTATATAATTAAATATAACAATCTACCATCTAAAGAGGCAATCAGTATTGAATTGTCTAATCTAAAAAATATTACTGAAGATGAATTTAAGATTGCAAAAAGAGTATTAGAGACTTTAAAACCTGATGAAAAAACAGATATAGAATGGTTAACAGATACAACAGAGAAATGGTGTAAAGATCGTGCTGTACATAATGCTGTTTTATCAGGTATCAAAATATTAGATGGCAAAGATAAAAAACATACACCAGAGGCAATACCATCTATATTATCAGATGCTCTTGCTGTTTCGTTTGATACTCATATAGGGCATGATTATCTAAATCAAACCGATGAACGATACGATTATTATCACAAAGAAGAAGAGAGATTAAAATTTGATCTATCATATTTCAATAGAATAACAAAAGGTGGTGTGCCACCTAAGACTTTGAATGTGGCACTTGCAGGTACTGGTGTTGGTAAATCTTTGTTTATGTGTCATGTGGCTGCATCTATGATTATGCAAGGCAGAAATGTATTGTATATTACTTTAGAAATGGCAGAGGAAAGAATTGCAGAAAGAATAGATGCTAACTTATTAGATGTAACCATTGATGAGTTATATGAAATGCCTAAACAATATTATGATACAAAGATTGCTAAACTAAAAAAGAAAGCACATGGTCAATTAATTATTAAAGAATATCCTACTGCCTCTGCTCACACAGGTCATTTCAAAGGACTTATTGATGAACTTGCATTAAAGAAAAGTTTTAAACCAGATATTGTATTCATAGATTATTTAAATATATGTTCGTCTAGTAGATTTAAAGGTGGTAATATATCATCTTATTTTTATGTCAAGGCAATCGCCGAAGAATTAAGAGGTCTTGCTGTTAGATATAATTTACCTATCATATCTGCTACACAAACAACTAGAACTGGTTATATGTCAAGTGATGTTGGTTTAGAAGATACTTCAGAAAGTTTTGGTCTTCCTGCAACTGCTGACTTTATGTTCGCTCTTATATCTAATGAAGATTTAGAAGAATTAAATCAAATGAAAGTTAAACAATTAAAAAATAGATACAATGATCCTGCTGTAAATAGATCATTTATTATTGGTGTTGATAGAAGTAAAATGAGATTATATGATGTAGAACAATCAGCACAAAATTTAACAGATGGTAACCAAGAGAGCGAAGAACAACTTAATCAACCTGCAGGACCTAGACCTGCCGAAGGCATTTACGATAAGTTTTCTGATTTTAAAGTATGAACAAAATAGAATTGTTTAGTACACCTATAATCTATATTGAAAATTTTTTAGATGATAATGTAAGAAAAAGCATTGTCAAACATATAAAAGATAATTCAAATGTTTTTAATAATTTAGGTAATGTAGAGGGTGTAGGATATGGCAACTTTAAAATATCACATTATAAAAATGACAAGTTTAAATTTAAAGATGGTGATTACATAGTAGATTATTTTACAAATAATATACCCGAGTGTAAAAATTTTAAACAAGATATACAAAACATAATAGATAAAACTTCAGTAGAATTAGGATTTACAAATTTAAAAGTAGATAACTCATGGATTACAATTATGGATAAAGATAGTAGTCTAATGAAACATGATCATATACCTTCTAAATTAAGTGGTGTGATATACTTAAATATAGATGATTCAAGCAGTGATATATACTTTTATAATCCAAACGATAAAATAAAATTATACAAGTTTGATAGTATTGACAAAAATAATTGCATAAATTTTAATTTCAAACCTAAGAATAATGATTTAATAATATTCCCATCGTGGATAGAACATGACTCTAGTTATAAAGTAAACCAAACAACGAATAGGATAGCATTAAGTTTTAACTCATTATGAAAAAAAGAACAAAGAGAATAAATAAAGGTGTATATTATAAGTCTGCTATGGTTAAAAAAGATGGCAAAATAATATGGCGAGCAGTTGAGATGCCTAGAGGACTTGTTTTAAAAGAATCTTTTTTTGAAGAAGATGTAAAAAAGATTGTTAAGTTTCAAAATAAAAATAAAACATTTGGTAAGTTTGGTTTCCCAAGTTGTTTTGATAGAAGAAGTGATGAAGAAATATCAAATAGTAAGAAATGATTTCTCAATAGAAAGAAAAGAACCTATTTTTGAGTTTCAACTTGATGAACCAGAAATGGATAAACTTATCATAGAAGAAATAGATAAAGTAGGTGATCAACAAGGACATAGAACAAACGCACAATGTCTAATGACATATTGGCAGATGTGGGAATATCCTGGTTTTAAAAGATTTGCTAAAATGTTTTTAGATGCTTGCGATGCTGTTTCTCGTATGCAATTTGATATACGACATAAATATCAATTTGTACTAAAGAATCTATGGGGTTTAAAATATACCTCAGGTCAAATAACTAAACCACATGATCACTGGCCTGCTGTATATTCATGTTCTTATTATATCACAGCACCCGAAGGTGCACCAGGTTTATACTTTCCTGAAATAAAAACAAAAGAAGGTTTTGGCGTAGAGAAAAAAATCAAACCAGGAATGTTATTGATTTTTCCTAGTATGTTAAGACACGAAGTTAGAGAACAACCTTTTGAGGGTTATAGATATACCGTTTCTAGTAATGCCTATGTAGATTACAAAAGTTAGATCGCATAATACATAAATAGTTGCATGGCAAAAGCAATATTTAATAAAGGCACCAGTAAAGAAACATCCGTTGAAGCAGCAGAATTTACTGCTATGCAGGAGAAAGCAACTGCTTTTATATTCAAACGAACATATGTAAATAAGAAAAGATTTACGTCAGCAATAGATATTGTAAAAGATAAAGACACCGTTAAGGGTCTAAGAAAAATATTTGTTAAAGGTAAAACAGATTTATTTAATTACAAACTTCCTTTTACACAAAAAATAGAACAAAACTGGTTCGAAACTTTTTATAAACAACACAGAAAAATACTACAAGAATATCCTAACGCAAAATTTACTATCTTTGATAGAGACGATAAAAATGGTTTTATGTTGTGGTTTCAAAATCTAATAAAAACGTATTTCGGCATATCAAATAAAGATACGTATAATCCTGCTGATATATGGTTAATAGATAAAAAAGAAGTTAATAGAAAAACTATAACTAAAAATTTAGGTCCTAAAGGTACAGCAGAAATTGAAGAACTTAATTTTATAATGAGACAATTATATAAAGAGAAAAAAGTAATGGGTCTTTCTTTAAAATTAGTTTCAGGACAAGAAGCAAAATATGAACAAGTAAACCTTGATGAAAAATTTTTTAAAGCAATTGAAACAGGTAAATCTCAATATAATTATAAATTACACGATATAAGATTTAATTGTGCTATCAAAGGGTCAGGAAAAGCAACATTAAATGATACACAGGACATAGTGTTTAATATGCGATTTAATGGTAAACCAGTTGCATCATTTCAAATCAAAGGAAACGCTACAAGAAGATTCTCAAATTTAAAAATAGAACCTAAAGCACAAGGTGCTGGGTCTGTGTTAGGTAAGGCACCTGTAGGTCTAGTTGCAGAATTGACTAAACAGAGACCATATATAAGTGCATTGACAAGTCCTAAAGTATATAAATTTGGTGTAGAAGGTCCATTTGATAATAATCGTGCTAACTTTCCTATGAGTGCAAAACAATTAAAAGACAATGAAAAAGAATTTAAGAAATACTTTAATACCTTAAAAAAAAGACCATATGGTATAGCTGTTGATTTTGCTGGTGTCACTACTGCCGATCAGTTTATTGATAACATGATGAAAGCTTTTAATGGTCCTAAACCATTTATCACTACTCATAAATTAATGTGTTTAAAATTTGCTCATATGGTTCTTTCGTTAAAAGATGAAGCAATGATACATGAATATATGACAGATTTAATCTTTCTAGCGATGAAAGCAGGGCGTAAAGTTTTTCCTTTTGGGCCGTTCGGTAAACTATCTTAATGAAGTTTAAAAAACCCTCAACAGATTCTATCATAGATATGTCAGTAGATTTATTTCTAATTCTATGGGATGTATTGTCTAGTCCTATTCTAATAGTAATGAGAATAATGAGACATATTTTTAAAAAGGCATTTTCAGGCAGACTAAAACGAGTAATTAAGTGGTTTGTACATAAGGTCCTACGAATCAAGTAATCTAATCTTATAAATATTGTCGTAAGTAGTGAATTTTATTGATGGATTTGATTGGAATTTTTATTGACAATGGCCTTGATTTTTGATATAATGGATATAGTGGGAGACAAATGTATAGTTTTAAACAATATCTAAATGAATCTAAAAATACACATTTAGAACATTTAGAAGATAACATAATCAATAACGGCTACTCAGGTGGCTTAGAAGCAATAGAGTTTCTTAAATCATTAAGAAATATGCTTTTAGGTTCATCTCGTAGAAAAGTTAATTTATCAGTAAAATGGGATGGTGCGCCAGCTGTATTCTGTGGTATCAATCCTGAAAACGGCAAATTTTTTGTCGGATCAAAATCTGTCTTTAACGTAAATCCTAAAATCAATTACACACAATCAGACATAAGAAAAAATCACGCAGGTGGTTTAGCAGATAAACTATCTGTATGTTTAAAAGAATTACCAAAATTAAATATCAAAGGTGTTGTTCAAGGCGACTTATTATATACACCTAAAGATATTGAAAAAGTAAGTATTAGAGGTGAAGACTCAATTGCGTTTAAACCTAACACTATTACTTACGCTGTACCTGAAAATACTGATCTTGCAAAAAAAATATTAAAAAGTAAATTAGGCATAATATTTCACACTACTTACACAGGCCGAAAGATGTCTAATTTAAAAGCAAGTTTTGGCGTTAATGTAAAATCTTTTACAAAGACGCCATCAGTATTTTTTGATGATGCTAGTTATAAAGATAACTCAGGTGTTGCAACATTTACAGATGCGGAAAGCGATAGATACGATGGCATATTAAGAATGGCTATGGGTTCTATTGGCAAAGGCAAAAGAATTTTAAATTTACTAAAGTCACAAACTAATTTATTATCAGTTGGTGCAAGATTAAAAATATACTTTAATGATTATATCAAAAAAGGTAAAGCAATAAGTGGTGTCAAAAAACTACAAACAGATTTTAGAAAATACTATGCCTCAGTTTTAGATGATGAAATAACAAAAAGAAAAACTGATAAAGCAAAAAGAAAATATCAAACAATTAGAAACGAAGGTTTAAGATTTATTGATAGATACGAAAATGAGATATACTTTGCAATTGCAAGTTATGTATCTTTACAAAGAGCAAAAAACTTTTTAGTGAGTAAGATGAATCAAATTAAATCTATCGGTACATATCTACAAACTAACAATGGATTTAAATTAACTAATCCAGAGGGTTATGTTGCTGTAGATAGAATGGGTAATGCTGTTAAACTAGTAGATAGATTAGAGTTTAGTACTGCTAACTTTAATTTACAAAAGAACTGGATAAAAGGATAATGAAAACATTTTTGACATTTTTAGAAGAGACGACTAGAAGAATTATATTAATGGGTGGTCCTGGTTCAGGTAAATCTACTTATGCAGAATATATTACAAAAAGATTTACTATACCTCATATCTATCCAGGTGGTATGTTAAGAAAAGAAGTAGAAAAAGGTAGTGAGATAGGACAAAAAGTTAAAGATATAATTTCAACAGGTCAATTTGTGCCTAATGAAATAGTGTTAAAATTAATTAAAGATAAAGTAGATCAATCACCTAGTGGTTATGTTTTAGATGGTTGGCCTAGATATATGACGCAAGTAAGAGATATGGAAGAGGCAAACATAGGTTACGATAAAGTTATATTTTTAGATGTCAGTAGAGAAGAAATTTTAAAAAGATTATTAGCAAGAGGTAGAGCAGACGATACTGAAGAGATAATCAATAATAGAATAGACTTATACAATAGAGAAACAGGTCCTGCAGTAGAATATTTTAGAGGTAAACCTGGTTTCGTAGAAATAAAAGCAGAGGGCGGTACAATAGAAGATAACGCTAATAAAATTATAAAGGCAATAGAAGATGGAAATTAAAAGTTTTACACAACAGATAAACGAGGGTCTTTACGATCCAGGTATATTCAAAGCATTTTTTCTTGCAGGTGGTCCTGGTTCAGGTAAGACATTTGTTGCTTCTTCAGCATTTGCAGGTTCAGGTTTAAAAGTTGTAAACTCTGATATTGCATTTGAAAGAGAAATTAAAAAGGCAGGACTATCTATGAAAATGCCAGATGAAGAAGAATACTTTAGAGATATATTAAGAAAAAGAGCAAAAGGTACCGTTTTAAATCAATTACAAAGTTATATAAATGGTAGACTAGGTTTAGTTATTGATAGTACAGGTAGAGATTATGATGCGATTGCAAGAAATCATAATATGCTACAACAAATAGGTTATGATTGTTATATGGTATTTGTAAATACAAGTTTAGATGTTGCTTTAGAAAGACAAAAAAGAAGAGAAAGAGTTGTACCAGAATACATTGTAAAGAATAATTGGGAAGGTGTACAAAGTAATATCGGTAAGTTTCAAAGACTATTTGGTATGAGTAATTTTGTTGTTGTTGATAATAATAAATCAGACGCAGAATTAGTAACCACAACATTAAATAATGTGTCAAAAATAGTCAGACAATTAATTAGAAAACCTATATCATCTTACATTGCAAAAAGATGGATGGCAGGTGAAAGAAAAGCAAAGAGAAGAAAATGAAGAAGTTTAAAGAATACATGAGTCTAGTTGCAGATAAAAGATGTCCTGACGGATATAGATTTGATAATAAACTAAAGGTTTGTGTTCCTACAGGAAATAAATATGTAAAGTACCCTTTCTTTGGTCGTATTGGCACAACAAGTAAAAACGCTGATACAGATAATACAAATGGTAATGGTGATAACGGAAATGGTAACGGCAATGGCAATGGTAATGGAAACGGTGGTAATGGCGCAAACGGTGGTAACGGCGGCAATGGAGGCGGCGGAGAATAATGAGATTTAAAGATTTTATAAAAGAGTCTATTATAGACATACCTAGAAAGACATACGCAAGACCTGTATTTGATAATCCAGATACAAGTAATCCTACACTAAAGCCTGCTGTAAGAAAACAAATAATAGACGGAATTAAAACATTTGAAAAATTTGGAAAAGTAGTTAAGTATACCTTAATTGGTTCTATACTAACAAAACAATATAGAGATGACGCTGATTTAGATATTAATATCTTATTTGACATACCTGGTTCACAGGAAGAACAAGAAAAAGTACATGAAATT